GGGGTAGCCTCGGAGCCTTTGCTCCTGCAGGAGTACGTGCACGGAAACTGTGGGGGTTAGTATGAAAATATTAAAAAAACCCGATGTCTTTTTAAAAGGACCTACACAAAATGTAGAAATACCTTTAAGCGATGAAAATAAAATTATTATAGGTAATATGATTAATATTATGTACCAAAGTAATGGTGTAGGACTTGCTGCAAACCAAGTTGGATATAATAGACGTATTTTTGTCATAGACAGTTCTAATGAAAGAAATAAACCTCAAATATTTATCAACCCAAAAATTGAAAAACGAGCTAAAGAAAAACTAGCAGAAGAAGAAGGGTGTCTGTCTTGTCCTGGAGATTTAATACAGGTTAGAAGGCCTATTTATGTTGCATTATCTTGGTTTTGTGAGCATGGAAAAGAACAATATAAAACTTTTTATCATTTACCAGCCAGAATAGTACAACATGAAATGGATCATTTAGATGGGAAATTAATTACAGACCTATCCTAAAGAGAGAGTGATAGGATAGGTATTAAAGGTAAGAAACTTCCTTTAACACAATTCTACCATATTGTCAATTATGTTTCAGTTTCAGGTGGTTGATAACAATAAAATTTAATAATAGTACCAAATTGATTTATATCTTTTGGTCCTATTTCTTTTGCTTTTCTAATAGACTCTTCATAACCAAATATCATACATTCGTAGTGACTATTAAACTTATCTGGCCATTCGTATGGCTGTAGACAAGTTTGATACACTGAAGAACAAATTATTAAACCTAATATAAATTTCATCTTGACAATCTCCCACAGAAATCCTATATAGTCATAATAAATAAATGAAAGGACATATGACTGATATAACAAAATACCGTAATGTTTCTCTAACTCATGATACATATAAGGTTTTAATTGCTTTGTCGAAGGTTTTATTACCAGATGCAAAACTATCTATAAGTAAAACAATTGAATCACTAGCAAATGAGAAAGCGAAAAAGTTAAATGGTAAAATTAAAAAAGTATAGAGTACACAAAGCTATTTGTGATGTTTGTAATGGCAATGGCTTTGTTAAAATAACAGATAGGGAAGACCCAAATGAGATTAACATTCACCAGTGTTGGGAATGTGACTCGGAAGGAGAATTTTATGTTTATGAATCCAAAGTATCTGAACATGATGATGTTGATAACGATGATCGTAATACTGACAAGTTCTTGCACTAAAGCAGAGTTTGATTTGAATCCCTGGACAACAGTAGTGAGAGTGATGGTAAAAAATGGAAGTTAGTGCTGCAGCTTATATCGCTGGACTTTTTGATGGTGAAGGATGTGTAACTTATTCTAAAACACCTAAGAAGAGGAAAGGTAAAAAGAAAGATTATAGAACTTGGAATATTAGAATGGAAATATCTATGACTGATGAATCAACTATTAGATATGTTCATGATGTATTAAAAGTGGGAACTGTAACTATTCGCAAACCAACTAAATCTTGGACTGGTAAAAAAACACAATGGCGTTGGCGATGTAGTCATAGAGATGCTTACTATGTTGCAAAAGTATTGTGGCCTTTTACACAAACAAAATTGCATAAGATAGAACAAATTATAGATCACTACACACCAGATTATTTAATGAATGACAAAGTAGTGAGTCTACAACAATACAAAGAAGCGATGAATTTAGAATGAATGAGAAAGACAAACCTAAATGGGATGGCAAATCTCGTGTATCTAATGATATCTATCGTGAAAGGTGGGAAGAAATTTTTGGTCAGAAAGAACGTGATAAGAAAAGATACAATGGAAGTGTAAACTTTCAGGAAGAAGGAGACTTTATTTTTTGTACTCGATGTAAAGATAATACTATTCATCAACCAACTTTTGGTAAGTGTATGAAGTGTGGATTAGAGGAATACAATGAAAAACAATGAAGAATGGAAGAAAGAATGGCAAGATATGCCAGAGTTTGAAATGGAAGATCTAAGTTCTTTTAGAAAGATAGTAGTACACTTTAGGAATCAAGAAGATATTGACAAGTTTGCTGAACTCATTGGTCAAAAGATAACCAAGGCTCCAAGTCTCTGGTATCCTGAATGGAAGAAGAGGAGATATGCTGATAAGCGATACGTTGATGAATCCTAAACATCCAGTTTATATTATATCTAAGGGAAGATGGGATAGTCGCCATACGAGCAAGGCTCTTGAGAAAATGGATATGCCTTATTCTATTGTTGTTGAAGATTATGAGTACGAACAATACGCAAGGTTCATTGACAAAGATAAGATATTAATTCTTCCTAAAAAATACATCGAGGAGTATGACTCATGCACCACGGACCAAGGAACTGGTTCTGGTCCAGCTAGAAATTTCTGCTGGGAACATGCACTAGAAAATGGTGCTACAAGCCATTGGTTGTTAGATGATAACATCAAAGCTTTTGGTAGAATCAATAGGAATTTATATATCCATGTGACTTCTGGAACTATATTTAAAGCTGCAGAAGATTTTATAGAAAGATATGAAAACGTTGCGCTCGCTGGATTTAACTATGATTTTCTAGCCAAAGCTAAAACAAAATTACCAGCGTTTGTTACAAACACTAGAATATACTCATGTCTATTAATTAAAAATGATATACCTTATCGTTGGCGTGCAAAATATAATGAAGATACAGATTTATCATTAAGAGTTTTAAAAGATGGTTGGTGCACTGTGCAATTTAATGCATTCATACAAGAAAAAGCAACCACTCAAACTATGAAGGGTGGTAATGAAGAGATTTATAAAAATGGTACGTTGGACAAATCTAAAATGTTAGCAAGGCTACATCCAGACGTTGCAGAAGTTGTTTGGAAATTTAATCGTTGGCACCACAAAGTAGATTATAAACCATTTAAAAAAAATGAATTAAAAAAGAAAAAAGGATTAAAAATTAAAAAAGGAATTAACAATTACGGAATGAAAGTGGTAAAGATATGTTAGGTTTATTTTTTCTTGGAATATTTTTAACTGTGATTGGATTATTTATTGCTTATCACATAGCAGGTAAAAAATGATGGACGAAAAAGATTTAAAAGAATATGAAGACAATATTAAACTTGTCTCAAGGTTAAAAAAAACTAATAAATTCAACTATATACAAGGAAAACAGATTACAGATGAAAAATCTGGACATCGAATTTATGACATCGTAGGGTCTAGACTTCCAAGTGTAACTACGATATTAGGGCGTACCAAAAATCAACAATTTTTAAAAGATTGGAAGGCCAAAGTTGGAGAACAAGAAGCAGAGCGAATCAAGAATCTATCTAGTAGGCGGGGCACAGCCATGCATAAATTCCTGGAGAATCATATCACAGGAGTTGGCTACGATGATCTTACAGAGATCGGACAAGCGGCGAAGCCCATGGCCGAAAAAATTATTGAGATCGGTCTTACACCTGTGGAAGAGTGGTACGGTAGTGAGGTTATGTTACATTATCCTGGCCTTTATGCTGGGAGCACTGACCTCGTTTGTAATCACAATGGGTTAGATACTATTATCGATTTCAAGCAAAGTAACAGACCTAAAAGAATTGAGTGGATAGAGGATTATTTTTTACAAATTGCAGCGTATTGTATGGCGCACGATTATGTCTATCAATCTACGATTAGACAGGGTATAATAATGATATGTACTCCTGACTTATATTTCCAGGAGTTTAAATTTCAAGATGAAGAATTAAGATCGTGGAAACATAAGTGGCTTAAGAGACTGGATATGTACCACGAGCTAAAGTTCGATGAGAAGGAACAAGCTAATGTTGAAATGGATCCAGAAGAATTTAATGAAAAAAACAAAACCTAAGGTCTATGTAGCCATGCCTTGTTATGGCGATATGAAGGTAGAGACCTGTGTATCTTTATTAGATACTTTTAGCGCACTAGGTGCATCAGGTGTAGAGTGTAGGTTTAAATCAGTTAAATCATCCCTTGTAACACATGGTAGAAATTTGTTAACTGCAGGATTTTTAGATAGTGGTTTTGATTATATGTTGTTCGTTGATGCAGATGTAGAGTTTTCACCTGAAGCGGTGATGAGAATGTTAGTTCCTGAAAAAGATATTATTTGTACTCCCTATAGAAATAAGGAAGATCCTTGGATTAGTAGATACTCGGTAAAATTTAAAGATAGTAATGATATTAAAATATTAGAATGGGATTTAGTGGAGATAGAGGAAGGACCTGCAGGACTAATGCTTATTAGTCGAAAGGTATATGAAAGATTGATGGATAAATATCCAGAGTTGAAGATTAAGTTTAATGAAGCAACAAGGGCCAAGATGAATAAGGAGATAGGAGCTAAAGAGGATGCTATTGATAAGTATATGTATAACTTCTGGGATACAACTTTTAGGTTAGATACGGGTGAATGGAAAGGCGAGGATTTAGCGTTTTGTGAGAGGGCTAAGGCTGCAGGGTTCAAAATATACGCGAATCTGGACTCATGGACCACGCATCATGGATCATATGGCTGGAAAGGTCGATTTGGGGACTATTTTGTCAATAAAAAGGCAAAATAATGGCAGAAATAAGGCAGTGGACGCCATATAAGAGATGTACAGAATAATTTTGAATTGAAAAAAAAAAACATGAAAAAAAACTGTCTTTTTGTCCAAATGAGCTATTATCGTTGGTATATATAGCTAAAGTGTAGACAGAATGTTGGACAGAATTACTTTCATAGACAGAATTATTTTGTCCATTAGCAGTGCCTATCGCGCGCGCGAAAAGCGTTTTTTTATTTCAAAATTATCTGTATAATCCCTTATATGATAGGGAATGCTATGACACTGGTAATAAGTATGATGACAGAGACAGAATTTTGGGATAAGTTCCAAAAGAAACACAATACGAAATATTACAATGCCGCGAAAAACAAAAAGAAAATTAAACTTAAATCAAAACGCCAACGACGTTATCCCTTATTCAAAAGTAAGAGTTGAGTGGATTGATATTTTATCTGATTCAGGTTGGGCTGATGAGAAGGGTTTTAACAAAATGAGGTTAGCCACACCTGTTAATGAAGGTTGGTTATACAATAAAGATAAATATGCTATTAAACTGTTTGCGTCTTATGATCGGGATGAGGACGGCTCTTTGACTTTTGGGGATCGGACAATGATTCCTCTTGCTTGTGTGAAGAAGATTTGGAAGATTCAGTAACTTCTAATGCCTCGCCTTCAATCTGTTTCGCATTTAAAATCGGTGCGTAGTCTTCTAATATTTTTTTCATTTTCTCTTCTAGTTGCGCTTCTGATAATTCCTCTAGCTTACCTGTTTTTATTATTTTTCTGTCTATATATAATCCTGCAGCCATGCCACGATTTTTTTCTGCGTTTGTTGCAGCGGAGAACGCTCCCTTCTTTAAAGCTTCCTCTCTAATTTTACCTAACTCTGCTACGTGTTTGTCGTATGTGACTTCGTACTTCTTAAGTTTTTCTTCTCTCAGTTCACCTATGTATTGAACAACCAGTGGGGACAACCTAGGGTTTTGTAGCTCTGATGCCTCAACTTTGGCTCTTTTTTCACTATATCCTGCCGCAATTGCTGCGTCACTACCTGTAGTTCTACCTTCATTGTAGACCAGATATTCAGCAAATCTTTTTTGCATTTCTGTTAATCTTTTTGGAACTCCCATATTGACAATTTAAGGTAACTATCCTATATTGTCAATATGAAAGATGATCGAGGAGAACTAGATTTGACCAAACAAATTGATGACAAAGATAAGTTAATTGCTGAGTTGAGACAACGCATTAATGAGTTGTTAGCCATTAATAAATCACACCAACAATTGATGGGTAAACAAATTCAAGAGAATGAGGAGTTAAAAAAAGACAACAAAGCTTTAGCTAAACAAATAGATGATTATTTTCAGGTTCGTATGAATAGCACGCGTAACTCAGGAATGTAATGTTAGTTAAAGATTTGCAGCAATTCTTAGGTGGCTTCACAGATAAGTTAAAAGGTAATGCTATTAGTCATGCTAAAATATATATTGAGAAGAATGGTTATCTTGAAGAGATTAAAAGAATGGAAGTACAAGAGCACGTATTAATAGGTCAGCCAGGTTTGAGGTTGGTGCTAAAAACTCATTCAGATCAAAAATTAAAATTAGATGATAAATTAATTAAACCATACTAAGGAGAAAAATGGAAATAACAAACGAACAAAGAAAACAATTATTAGAGTATTTGTCTAGAAGACCTTACTCTGAAGTGTATACTTTGATTGCTATGTTAGTGTCTCTAAAGCCTAAACCTAATGGCAAAGAGGATGACAAAGTTACCCAGAAAAATTAGTGGGTGCAGAGCAGAAATTATACAGAAAATTAAAAACTAAAACACCTAAAATTATATGGAATAGGATTGAAAATCTTGCTATTCCAGGTATGCCAGACCTATTGGGATATAATGCTAATAAGCATTTTTTCACAGTTGAGTTAAAAGTCACAAAGGGTAAAAAAATTAAATTTTCACCACATCAAATTGCGTTCCACGTGACACATCCAGAGAATACATTTATCTTGGTCGAGGCCCTCGATCCAAGAGCCGGGAATCGTTTTCACATGTACCGTGGTTCATGCATCCTGGAACTAACCGGCCGGGGCTTGGAGCTTGATGCTTGGTGCTTGGGGCTTGAATCTTGCCGGGATTTTTTTTACGAGCTTGGTGCTTGACGCTTGGAGCTTGATGCTTGGCGCTTGGATCTCTTCTTGCTTGAAGCTTGACGCTTGGAGCTTGAGGCTTGACGCTGCAGCTCTTCAAATTCTTTCAGCCACTGAGGTGTGAGGAAGTTCTTAACTGGTCTAGGCATTAGCAACCATACATTTCTTCGTTGTAATCATCAAGGCCAATATTATCTATGAACGGCTCTAAAACTTTATCGCTGCCCCAGTAACCTTCTACCTCTTTCGTCCAGGTGTTGACCCAGATCGTTGGCCCGCCACCTGCTACCATCAGCTCGCAGCCCATGTAACGCTTCTCCCTGTCGACTAAGTAACGGATATCGTATACGCCTTCCATCCACTCTGAGACAGTCCCCTGTCCGCTGGTGTCGTCTATCTTCAGGCCGTCTGTTATGTCGTTTGCAATGTTCTTGCACATCCTGCGAAGCTGTTCTCCGCATGTTTCTTTTTTAATTGTTTTCATTTTATTCCTTTCTAATTTCATTTTATTTTTTAATTGTGGCATCATTAAGGCCGGCCGGGGCTTGCTGCTTGGTGCTTGGTGCTTGAAGCTTGTAGTTTAGAATCATTCTAAATTGGCCAGGCCCTTTCGGGCCTGGGTCTTGAGAAGTCATTTAGCGACCTCTTCATGTGGAAGTCTCGTTTCGTCCCACTTGCCACCTGGAAATTTAGGTTTGTCCTCATCCCAGATGCCTTGAACAGAAACGTGACTCACGATGTATCCCGCAGCTTTAAGAGCGGTACGGATATAGAACTCGGCAGGATGGTCGGGTTCTTCCTTCTTTCTCCACTCAAAATTAACATTAGCACGCATAATTACCTTCTATCATGGAGAATGTGGGATGTCAAATCTTTTTTTCTACAACCTGAAGTTGTCCGGCCGGTGCTTGCTGCTTGGCGCTTGAAGCTTGGCGCTTGGTGCTTAACTCTTTAAAAAACTTTTCACAGCTGGCCAGGTACGCCTGCGGGAGCTCTGCATGGTCCCGCAAGAAATAGTGTGTTAAGTCGTTGTGTTTAATTCTCTTCATTATCTTTATCTATTATTTGCAGGTCCCAGCCTTCTGGCAGGTTCTTAACGTCGACTACAACGCCGCCCTGAACTGTTACTTGTATTGTTTTATTTTCCATAATTATTCCTTTCTAAATTCATCCTATAATATCCTTCACCAGCTGTCAAGCTTGAAGCTTGAGGCTTGAAGCTTTTTAAAATTCCGGCCGGGTTAAAATTCAACCGTTGTGCCGGATCATTATTCCTGATCCCAGATCCATTAGCCCTGTTCCGCCGTTATCTAGTATCGGTACGCGGTGGCGAACTAGAATTGCAACCATCCGCGAAAAGTTAGGCACGCTGACCAATGGATCAGGGATCAGTTGTTGTCCTGTGCAGGCGAGGATTTCTCTGGCGCCAAATACTTTCCCATCCAGATATGGATCGCGACCTGAACTATAGTGGGTCAATTCCCACAGCTACAACACTGATCCCAGATCCATGGCTCCGCAGTCATGACATAAAGTACAGCAACACCATGGATCAGGGATCAGTTCTGGCGCGGTTCCAAGTATTTCTACCATCGCTACTTATCCAGATTCCTTTATCGCTCTGATCCCAGATCGCTGGACTATTGGTGAATTCGAGATTCTGCCATTGAGTTAACAGCGATCAGGGATCAGTTCTGGTCGCCGGCCTGCGTATGTATGAAGAGACGAAAACCTACAACCAGAAGTTGTCCCCCTTTTGAATTTAACGACTTAAAGGGATAACATGGTCGATAAGTCAAATATAATGCTTGACTATCCTATTGTCAAGTGTTAATTTCAAATCATGCAAATAAACAGAAAGGCAAATATGAAACTAGCAGATACAACAATGGAAAGTGGTTTTTCATTTCAACAAGAACTACTTTTACAAGCACTTGAAAGACAAGCTTTAACTGGAAGATTAATGACCAATCCAAGAGTTACCGGATTTTCTTCTTTCACTAAAGCTGTGCTTAATTTTATCGATGATAAAAAAGCACCAAAGACTTGTAATAGATTATACAAATATCTTTTAAATAATGGATATTATGATAAGATTGAAACAAGACTAAATACTTACAGAAAGGAAAAAAATGAGTAGAATAAGACTAAACCAAGAATACCGAAATAAAATCGGTAATAGATTGCGTGTTCATGCAGAACAAGAGGACACTCAAGAAAAAAGAAAGTATGATGAACTCAAAGCAGAACAAATTGAGTTAAATGACAATGCGTGGAAGATTGCTGAACAAATTGTTCGGAAACATTATACTCCTGATGATGTCAAAATGGCATATCATCTTGAAAATAAATTTGAGAATGTAAATACTATTGCAAAGGATAGTTGTTTTCATTTTCATTATTTAGGTATGAAAGAAGATAGAGATTATGACAACAAGCCAATCATGAAAGAAGATACCATTGAAGAACATTTTGACTTTAGATTGCAAGGCGAGTTTGATAATCCCAATAGTAATAGTTATAATAGAGATAATTCTTATGGCTATGCTTTGTATCGTGATGAACTCAAGGCGCAAGATAATTGCAACCCAGATATTTTGATTGAACAAGAAGGGAAAGACAATAATCCACATTTGACAAAATATACTGACGCAAATAATAAATATCTTGGTAGTGATGATAGTGGCTATGGCAAACAATGGAACGAAAAATATCAATTAGATTTAATTGGTAGAGAATATTGTCGTGATAGGTCTATCGCTTGTACTCAAGAACAATTTGAATTGTTGAAATGTTGGAAACAAGCCAAAGGTCAATTTGTTATTGCACATAGAAACTGGATAAAAAGTATTTTAGACCAGATGAAAGAAATTAAAATTGGTCTAAAAGGTTATAAATATCTTGATGAGGCGATTGAGTTATGTACTGAACTTGGTTTGAATATTTCTGAGGCAGAAATAATCAGAACAAACTCTACCGGCTTAACTATCTATAATCCTAAAAACCTAGCTGATAGGATTAAAGGCATGAAAAACAAAAACCAAACAAGAGAGGATAAAATAAAAGCTAGAATGTTGTATGAAAAACAACAACAAAAAAGTGTAAATTAGACACTTGACAAGGCTATCCTATTTGTAGTAGGATAGCCTTAATTAACAGAAAGGAAAAAGATGGAAAACAATAAAACATTCACAATCACATTTACAAAACAAGATGGTGAGAGTGTAACTAGAAAAGCAAAATGGACAGATAAGTGTAGAGAGTTCGTTGCTCAAGCTGGACATAACTGTCTTACTTTTTTAGACTTAGACGCAACGGAAAGATATGGCAAAGATCAATATAGAATGGCAACTGATAAAATAACTCCATGGAGTATTTCATGACTATCCCATTTATAATAAAAGTTTTAATTGCTTATTTATTTGTAATGATGATTTATTATGGAATACGAGGTACATTATGAGCGTATAACTAGTATCGTGGCTATTGCACCAAGGCGCGAGGCTCTTGAAACTCCAATCAAAGTTGAGAAAGAAAAGTACGAGAGTACGCGCTGGGATTTTAATAGAGGTATTGATGAGAGACCACAACAAGTACCATACATGGCAACAAGAACTACAATCAAGAGTGTTGACAATGACAATGGATAATATAGGATAACCATTATGAAAACAATTAAATACAATAATAAAACAATCAAGTTACCATTTGCCGGAGCAGATTACAGCAATGAACCATTAGAGATGGAAACAATTACAAATCCATTTTCCGGGGAGTCTGTTGCAATGCCAAGATTTGCAGTTGCTGTGTATGATGTAATCATGGGCAGTAATTTAATGGCAGAGAAATACGACAACGTTCATGGTTGGGGTTCATCTCCCGAATGGAAGACAGTTCGTAAAGGTCTTGATTGGTTTCGTAAATACTTCGCTAAAGAATACATGGTTCTGTTAGACTAACCATCAACCAAAGGATCCGGCGACATGATCGCCGGCTCCACTTTCCACAAATCAAATAGAGGTACCAACTACAAGTTGAAATTTCCGGCCGGCCGGACCCCCATCCCCCCTTTTTTTTAAAAGGGGTCCCACTACTTTAGGTTGTATTGCTTGATTTAGAGAGTTAATGGTGGTAAATTCGTTTTGAACATCGTAAAAGATGCAAAAAATTTTTTAAAAATTTTTATGAATTTAAATAACGTTGATATTAGCAAACTTCCTGCAGATGTTAGAAAACAATTTAGACAACTCCAGGTTATGCATGCTGAAAAAAAGATACAGAATAGAGCAAAAGATGATTTTTTAAGCTTTGTTAAGTGCGTTTGGCCCGAGTTCATTGAAGGCGCGCACCATAGACACATAGCAAAAAAGTTCAATGACCTTGCTACAGGCAAAATCAACCGTTTAATCGTGAATATGCCACCAAGACATACAAAGTCTGAGTTTGCATCTTACCTACTACCCGCATGGATGGTGGGCCGTAATCCAAAATTAAAGATAATTCAAGCAACCCACACTGGAGAACTTGCAATTCGTTTTGGTCGTAAGGCAAAAACATTAATTGACTCTTCAGAATACCGAAAAATTTTTATAACATCTCTAAGAGAAGATTCTCAAGCTGCAGGAAGGTGGGAAACTGCTCAGGGTGGTGAATACTTTGCAGCTGGTGTTGGTGGTGCAATCACTGGTCGTGGTGCTGATCTTCTAATAATTGACGACCCGCACTCTGAGCAAGATGCCTTATCTCCCACAGCCATGGAAAACGCGTATGAGTGGTATACATCTGGTCCACGACAACGTTTGCAACCTGGTGGAAAAATAGTTTGCGTTATGACACGTTGGTCGAAGAAGGATTTGACTGGAATGTTGGTCTCAAAACAGAAAGAAGCGAAAGCAGATCAGTGGGAAGTGGTCGAGTTTCCAGCAATCTTGGACCATGGAACTGAAATAGAGCCCGTTTGGCCTGAATATTGGAATTTAGAAGAATTAGAAAAGGTAAAAGCAACACTTCCAGTTGGAAAATGGAATGCACAATGGATGCAACGTCCAACTTCTGAAGAAGGAGCGATAATTAAGCGAGAATGGTGGCGAAAATGGGATAGTGACACGATTCCACCTCTACAACATGTCATTCAATCGTACGATACTGCTTATTTGAAAAAAGAAACGGCTGACTTTAGTGCAATTACCACTTGGGGCATATTTTTCCCCGACGAAGATAGTGGTGCTAACCTAATTTTGCTTGATGCAGTCAAAGGAAGGTATGAATTTCCAGAATTAAGACGAAAAGCACTTGAACAGTATAAATATTGGAATCCAGAGACGGTTATAGTTGAAGCGAAGGCATCTGGACTACCTTTGACTTATGAATTAAGACAAATGGATATTCCAGTTGTTAACTTTACACCGAGCAAAGGAAATGATAAACATGTTAGAGTTAATTCGTGTGCCCCGCTTTTTGAATCTGGAATGATATGGGCGCCAGACCAGAATTTTGCGGAGGAAGTTATAGAAGAATGCGCAGCATTCCCACACGGAGATCATGACGACTTAGTAGACTCTACTACTATGGCTGTGATGCGCTTCAGACAAGGTGGTTTAGTTAAACACCCTGAAGACTATGTAGATGAAAAAACAGCGCCTAGGAAAAGAAGTTATTATTAATGTTTAAACAATTAATAAATTTGTTTATTAAAAAAAATGGCAGATCACCCAATGCCTTAGAAATGTTGCAACTTAAATTCAAAGCTGCTCAACAATCAGGAAAAGGCAAAGTTTTCGATATGAAGGGCAATCCTTTAGATCCTAATAAACCTATTATAGGTGGTACACAAAGTGAATTTCAATCTGGAATTATAAAAGCCATAAAACCAAAACCAACTGTTGTTAAACAAAGAGGCCCACAAAGAGGTGTTGGTGCTGGTGAACAGGTAAGTGGTGCAGGTGCTACAAGAATTAAACAAGGTTTCAGCACACAATCTAAATTAAATAGTTGGTCACAAAATCAGCAATGGGTAAAAGATTTTATTGGTAGAAAAAATGCAGAATTCAATTCTTTAAACAGAGCAGATCAAAAATCAGTTTTAGATATGTTTGAAGCACAAATTAAAAAACATAAACCAAAAGAACCTTTAGCAGGCGGTGGTATCGCAGGCATGTTGGGTGAGAGAATGGGGTATGATAATGGAAAAATAGTAAAAAGAAAAAATGAAGAAATGAGTCCTTTATTTGAAACAAATGATCCTAAAGAAGCTTTTAAAGAAGTTATTCAAAGACTAATTAATATAGACCCAGCTAAAATTCCATTAACAGACAAACTGCAATTAATGTTTGATTTAAATAGAATTAAAGCAGGAGGTTCAACAGATTTATTTGGTGGTGAATTAAATTTTGGTTATAATAAAGATTTTGGTCGTGAGGGTGAGGGTTTTGGTTTTGAATGGAAAAAACAGTTCGCAGGCGGCGGTGTTGCAGGCATGTTAGGTGAACCAACATACGAGGAAGATAATCATAGAGTTCCGTTTAAACTTGGTGGAATAGATAAAGTAAGAAGAGCATTTTTACAAGCGATGGGAGCAGGAGCTGCAGGAGTTGGCGCTGCTAAAACTGGATTATTTGGTTTACTCAAAGGTGGTGGTAAAAAACAAATTGTAGAAAATTTAACTCAAGTTCCAATTGAAAATGCAGCAGGCATGCCATCATGGTTCAAGCCCCTTGTAAATAGAGTTATTAAAGAAGGTACAGATACAACTAATCTTCCAATTCATAAAGGTGGAGCACTTGCTGAAAGAGAAATAGTTCATTCTGCAAAATTAGGCGAAAATCAAGGAGTAAGAGTTTATCAGAATTTAGATAATCAAACTATTACAGTTGAATATCAATCAGTTGACAATATGGGTGGTGTTAATGATGGTATAGTTCGCTTAGAATATAAAGCACCTGAAGATATATTTGACACTGGACCAGCACATGTTTTTTCTAAAGAATATCAAGCAAAGAAAAAAGCAGCGGGTGGCACACAATATCAGGGCAAATCAAAACCTACATTTAAAGCAAATGAAGCATGGCCATATGCTGATAATCCATTTGGACATAGACATCAAAAGAGAAATATAACTTTTGAAGGTGAAAATACAGTAACAAAAGTTGATGATTTATATAGTGATACAAGTGCCTTGAAGCAGTTTGGAACTGGTAAAGATTTAAGCAAAAAAGAATTAACAATAGCTAAACAAAAAAGAGATAAAGTTAAAAAAATAAACACTGATTCAAGTGAAGCAGAACTCCTGAGCGAGATGCCAAAAGATTTTGATTTTGCAACAGGTGGCCGTGTTCCGTTTGTCGGTGGCGGATGGGCTTTTAAACTAGCAAAAAAATACAGTCAATCAAAAGAGTATAAAAAATTTATTGAAAAATTATTTCTTAAAGCATCTAATGATATTAGAAAAGGTGAAGGAATGTTTAAAGATTTAACTACATCACAAAAAATTACTCAACATGATAATCTTACCAACGAAATTACAAAATTTCAAAAAACAGGAGAAATTCCCGAAAGTGTGCATCAATATTTTGGATTTAATCCAGAACAAAAATATGCAGACAAATTATTAAAAAAACAATTAAAGATGACTCCAGAAGAAGAGTTAAGACAAGAGTTTCCTGGAATTACAGATGAAATGGTAAATAACATTTTAACAGATACGAATACGCAAAGAATTGCAGAAGTTAAGGCTACTATGAAAGAAGCATTAAAGATGCAAGAAAAAGGCATGGGCACTGAGGAAATTATAAATGTATTTAAAAATATAAAACCAACTAAACATGCATCTGGTGGCAGAGTAGGCATGCTCTTTGGCGGTGGAGTTTGGAAAAAGATTATTCAAAATTTGGCAAAAGAAAAAGGAATTTCTCCTTCTGCTTATTTAGCAGTAACAAATTGGAAACATCTTCCTGAAGGAATTAGAAAAATTATATCAAAATCACAGTTTGAAAAAATAAAAGAAAGTAGAGTAGAAATGTTTGAGAATTTGGTTGACATGGCAAAAACAAGGAAAGCATTTTTAGAAAATATAGAACAAGGCAAGAAAACTCCAACAGCTGGAATATTTGAACATTTAGAAAAATCTTTTAAATCTCCCGTCCCTCATGGCGTGACCGATAAAGATATTTTACAAGGAGAGGTTATTCTTAAGAATTTAAAAACTGGTGGAAAAAAAGGACCTGAGCTAAACGCATCAGGCGGACTTGCAGGAATGTTAGGCGAATGAGAAATATTTTAGATTACATAGAAAAAATAAAAAGTGAAAACGAAGGTCCAAGAATCACGGTCCAGGAACCACGGAACATGAACCAAGCTTCTTTAGCAGATGACTTAGAACCAGGTCCACTTAAAGATGAAATGTTAAAAGGTTTTGATCCATCTCAAGAAACCTACGAAGAGTATTTACAAAGAATAAATTTAGAAAGACCATTCAACATGAATCAAGGTGGACGGATCGGGTTTGCTAGAGGCAGTCCAGGAGCTGATATGCAGGAAATTCTTAATGCATATAAAGAATATAAAAGATCTCACCATAGAGGTAAACGCAGAAGTCCAATTATACCTTTTAAAAAATTCTTTGAGATATATGCACCAGAAAACATGGCTGAAGGTGGCAGAGCTGGATACAACGATGGCCAACTAGTAACACCATCGGTTGATGGATCGAGACCTGGGTATAGTGGAGTTTATAAAAGACAAGATAAACCTGGTCGTGCAGTAAAATGGAGAGTTCAGGGTGAAAGAGGTGGAGTTAATGTAGGTAAATGGTTAAAGAGTCAAGGAATAGCAACCACTTATACAAATAAAAAAGCAGCTGAAAAAGCTTATAAAAAATTTTTAGATGCTAATCCTGAAACTAAGGGAGAAATTACTAAAGCTAAATGGATGACAGAAGGAGAAGCATTAGCAAAAAAATATAACGCTATAGTTGAAACAGCTTTTAAAGCAGGAGACATGTCTAAAACACCAGCTTGGGAAACTTTTTTAAAAACTCAAGACTTAAAACATGCAGGTATCAATCATTATAAATCAAACCGTGTAAATGTTGGTGCAGTAAATATTTCACCAATGAAAAGACAATTAGTTGATTCATTAATTGAGGATGCTAATAAAAAATTAAAACATACTGACTGGATGGATATTCAAAAAAAGGTATCTACTTCTCCAGATATTAATACTACTCAGTGGAGAGAATATATTGATAAATTAGATTCAAGAACTAAAAAAGTAAATAAGGCTTTTGATCATTTATTAAAGAATGATGTTGCATTAAAAATTCCAAAAGATTTAGGTAAAACTATGACTAAGCATGGAAGTCTTTTAAGAAAAGTTATATCCGACATTACTGGAGTTAACAGTAATAAAATAATAAGAGACGGATTAAATAGTAATACAAATTATATGAATAAAATAAAGCAAATAGAGTTTGCTAATCAAGGTAATTTATGGACAGAAGGAGAAGGTAGAACTTTAAAGGAAATTTTAAATGATGCAGATTATAGAATGGACGGGAATATTTCCTGGTCATCTGACATAAAAAAATTAGCAGATAGACCTAATAAAAATGCTTTTGACTACGCTTTAAGAAATTTTAACTATTATGGCAAAAGAGGTCAGGTTGGTCAAATTCAGTTCTATTATAAAGGCGATACTGAAATGAAAAATCCTATTAAATGGGATGAAATTGAATGGGACAATAAAGGTGGTAAAAAATTAAAACCTAGTAAAGTTTTTTTTGTAGATTCTACTGAAAAAAAACCAATAAAAACTCAATGGACTATTGAAAAAATAGACGCAGATCATGCAAATTGGAAAAATAAAAAACCAACAATTGGTTTACTTGATGAACTTTATCAAGCAAAGGATGTTTATGATAATTTATTACTTGAAAAAGTTACTGATCCACGTAATCCTAATGGTCCAAAAGTTAAATTTGGTAAAATAATGCAAGAAGTTTATGGAGTAGGTTACAATAACTTTGGTAATCCTTACGCTATTGAACATGGAGATGGAGTAGCTAAAAACCCATGGAAAAATCTTAGAATTGCAGAATCAAGAGTTAATCAAGCACTTTTTAATATTACAGATAAATACAAAGGTCTTGATGAAGGTGTTAGAAAAAAAATTATTAATGAATTAAATAAAAAAATTTATGACCCTTATGATCCTAAAACCATAAGTAAAATTATATCAGGACAAAAACCAATAATTCAATCTATTTTAGGTGAAGGTAAAATTCCTGAGCAAAAAAAACTTATTCCTCAGCTTTTAGACAACTTCTGGTGTGGCACTAAACAATCAGCTGCTGGCGGAGGACGTATTGGTTTTTCTGGTAGTTGTCCCGTAGAAGTAAAACAGAAAAACTTTATTGCATTCAACAATGATGTTGCTAATGGAAAAATTACAGGTAAAGCAGCAGAGGAGATTGCAAAAAATACTGCAAAAGTTGTAGCTAAAGCTGGAAGTAAATCAGCATTAGCATCACTATTAGGTCCTGCAGGAATTGGAATAGATGTTATATATGAAGTTGGCTCTATAGGTACTGATATGTTGATGAACAATGTTTCTTTTAAAGAAGCAATGCAAAACAATTGGTTGACAGGTGCTTTTATAGAAGGAACAGGTCAAGAAGAATATAATAAGGGATTGACTAAAAAATATTCAGAAGCAAAACCAATGGCAACAATTCAAAATTTAATTGAAAAAATTGAAAGTGAAGAAAAAAATTTAGAACGAATAAAAACAAATCTTGTTCGAGGAGACTATACTGGAGAGGCAAAAAAAGAAATTCTTGCAAAACAAGAAGAAGTTATTAAGAATTTATATAATGACTTTGATAAAGTGGCTAGAAAAAAAACTACCAGTCCTGGGCATCCTGAAGGAGAACAAGTAAGATATTTAGCTTTAGAAGAAGGAAGCCCAGAACAGATAGCTTATGATCAAGCTAAATTAAAATATGATTCAGGTAGAGAAGCAAAAGCTGCAATTAAAAGAAAATCTAAAGCTGGTTTTGAAGAAAGTTTAAAATCCTCTCGTGCAGAGCCTTGGATTGATTTTGGTTTGTCAATAAACCCACAATATGGAAAATATTCAAAAAGAGAATTAGATCAACGATTAAAAAAAGTTGGAGATTATTATGGTTATGGTTGGACACCTTATGGGCTTGGCTATGGAATGGAACAAAGATATACTCAACCTGGAATTGGTGATATGAAATATAATAAAGATTTAGGTTATAGACAAATAGCCGAGATAATGGCTGACTCAGAAGCAAGAGACAGAATTGCACAAACAGGTGGTATCTCTAAAATGGCTGGCGGCGGTATGGTAGGAATTCGTAAACCAAGCGCTATTCCACCTGAATCAGGACCTCAATCACAAGGCTTGGCTTCTTTGAAAAAATATGGTAGTTATTACTAGGAGTATAAATGGCAGATATAGATAAATCGCTCCCGAATGTTAGACACGAAGTAAAAATTCCTGGTGCACAGGAAATGACTGATGTCGATATTACGGAAGCACAACAAAGACAACCTGTAGAAGTAACACCTGATGAAGAAGGTGGTGCTACAGTTAACTTTGATCCAAGTGCCGTGAACCAGGCACAGTCAAACACGCACTTTGATAATCTAGCAGATATTTTACCAGAAACAGTTATTGACCCAGTTGGCATGCAACTAAAACAAAATTACATGGACTATAAAATGTCCAGAAAAGATTGGGAAAATTCTTACATTAAAGGATTAGATCTTTTAGGATTTAAATACGACAATAGAAACGAACCTTTCCAAGGAGCTAGTGGTGCTACTCACCCAGTACTCGCTGAAGCAGTTACACAATTTCAAGCATTAGCTTATAAAGAATTACTCCCCGCAGATGGTCCAGTTAGAACTCAAATTTTAGGATTATCAAATCCAGCTAAAGAAGCTCAATCACAAAGAGTTAAAGATTTTATGAATTATCAACTCATGGATCAAATGAAAGAATATGAACCAGAGTTTGATCAAATGTTATTCCATCTACCCCTAAGCGGTTCTACTTTTAAGAAAGTTTATTATGATGATCTTTTAGGCAGAGCCGTTTCAAAATTTATACCTGCAGATGATCTAGTCGTTCCGTATACAGCTACCTCATTAGATGATGCGGAAGCAGTGATTCACGTCGTAAAGATGTCTGAAAACGATTTACGTAAACAGCAGGTCAATGGCTTTTACACTGACATTGAACTATCAAAACCAATGTCAGCTGTGAATGCAGACAAAGTAGATGACAAGAAAAGAGAATTAGAAGGAACTTCTAAAACAACAAGAGTTGAAAGTGTATATACATTATTAGAATGTCACGTTAATTTAGATTTAGAAGGTTTCGAAGATGTTGGCAAAGATGGTCAGCCAACTGGAATAAAATTACCTTACGTCGTTACAATCGAAGAAGGTAGTCAAAAGGTTTTGTCGATAAGACGAAACTATGCGCCCAATGATCCACTGAGAAATAAAATCCAATATTTCGTCCACTTCAAATTTCTGCCAGGACTAGGATTTTATGGCTTTGGACTCATTCATATGATTGGCGGATTGAGCAGAACGGCAACGTCTGCTCTCCGTCAATTGTTAGACGCAGGGACTTTATCAAATTTACCAGCCGGATTTAAACAGAGAGGTGTTAGAGTCAAAGATGACGCTTCACCAATACAACCAGGAGAATTCAAAGATGTTGACA